AACTTGATAATTACCTGCGTCATCCGCAGACACAAACATCTCATAATCATATAAAGCTACCCCGGACCCAGTGACCGCCTCATCAAAACCAGATATATGAGAAGCATAAAACCCAATGCCCACTAAACCAGTGCTTTTTGTAATATAAGGGGTGAAGTTAAGGGATACCCCTATATCAACATCAAGTCCTGTTATACGCGGCATCGGGCTCGTTAAATAATATTCTCCCGTATGTTGGCCGCCGTAATAATCATTCGCAACAACCTTTAAACGCATTTTACGAGGATCTTTCCCCACCCCATGGGCTGATGTAAGGGCCGGATCCCCCTTGACCGAACTAAAAATATCAGCTAAATGGCTTGTGTTTAATTCAAGATAATTACTGCGATACCCTGTAGTCACCTTTTTGACAAGTAGTCCTGTTTCGTCTAATAGCGAAATATTAAAACCCTGAAACAAGCGCGACTTTCGCATTTCATTTCTACTAAACGCCCTTTCTGTAACAGGGTCTATTAAACTCCACCCTACCGTAGGAGATTTAGAGAAAAACTCACCACTAGCCGCTGCGGTAAAATAAGAAATGCCCGACTCCCCCGAAAAAGGAACCAAAGAAGGGTCCCAAGCGAAAGGTTCCTGAAAAGGAACGTCGCTTGGCTCATTGGTCAAATAAAACCCTGAAACCCGCAAAGGTTTTCCAATATTTGGAAAAACCGCATCGTCTTCGAATTTAATAAACTTAGGCATTTGTTATTACTTTAGGGTATTGGAACTATTTGACTACTACTATCAGTCACCCTACCTGTGTAGTCCTGAAGCCTGACATTGATCGAAACCTGTAGCGCACCTTTGGGAACCCATAGCTTTATTTTTTTGTATCGATCTTTGTATGCAGGGGTCGCCCTAAGGTCCGATTGAGGCCAATTGTCGGGCCACGAAGCATACCAAATAGTGCCCAAATTAATAGTCCCCTTCCCGGTTGTTTGAGTCCATATCTTGCCAACGTTATTCACCTGAAAGCGCCAATATACTTCATCGTGGGTATAGTCCCCGGAAATATCGACGTCAATCATTATATTTCCGCTCTTCGGAGCATCCCGCCATGGAATTTGATCAAGGTTGCCGCCGATTTCATCCGCGTATCGCTTTAGGTTTACAGTATTCAATTCGTCGAGTAAAGAGCTTAAAACAGTAGTTAGATCGATTGTCACCTTAATCTTCTCTCCCCCTTCCTCTAATCCTGCCCCATTACTAGATGCCCCGCTTTCGTCTTCCGGAACCTTATCGCCTATAGCTACTTCGCTGGTTTCAACTATATCAAATTGCGTCTGATCAAGAGACCAATCAAAATCTATCGCTCCAATAACCGGCCCCTCTGGAGCTACAGAAGATGTAGACTGTTGGGTTGGGCTCAAATCTCGCGATTCATCAACCGCCCCAAACTTAGAACTCTCATACATCATCCCCGTTACCGCATATTGTCCCGAAGTTTCTTCTGTAACACTTAATACCCTGTAGGCCACCTCGGTAACATTAGTGTCTGTGGAGGTATTTTGCATAGACCATATTGTTCCAACTGCAACCTTACCAAAATCCTCTGCATTCTCTACTGTAATCAGATCGTTTTGAGCTCCTCCCGAGTTGGCATCGCTACCACTCACAGCCGCTATAGTAAACTGTTGAATTTGAGTGGCTCGAGTCTCGTTTATCTTTGCTTCAGGTATCCCTGTAAAGTCACTATTTTCTAGTTGCATTTGAGATTCCTCATTTAAGGCGCCGACTGATTTTGATTCTGAAGGCACTATTAAAGTAATTTTTTGACCCACAACGTCTTCATAAACCCCCCGATCTAATGTTAACTGATACTCGCTTGGGTTGATCGCCTTAATGCGTCCTCCGTATCTTTTTGTATTTTTTAGGCTATCTTGAATTTTAATAACATCTCCGGGACGCAAATAGGTAGCTTCGATGCCTGCTTTAAACTGGATTAAATCTGTTTCCAACTGATTAGTGAACAGAAACCACTTTCCTAACCGATAAGCTTGAGACCGAGAGGTGGTGCCAAGCGCCACAATTTTTTTCTCCAAATATCCGTATTTACGAATAGAAGCAGCGTCTTCGACATACTCAACCTTTGGCTTATAGTTGTCGTATGCGTCATTATACCTAACTAAGACGGAAGTAAAGCGAGTAGATTTTGAACTTCCGGTGTAGGTAAAAACCCCATCTTTCACACTGGAATTATTAAAAAGCATAACGGGCTCTCTAAACTGATCATTAGAGATAAACACAAAGCCGCTATTCCAATAAACCATACCTCGAAAAACAGCAGCCAAATCATTCAAACAATTCATGGCGTCTTGTTCCCTATCTAAGTAAATGTTTGTAGAAAAACGAGGTTCCAGCACAGGCTTGTATATATTAGACTCCACTACAACAACACCCGTTCTAACCGTAGATCCTAACGAAAAACCAGCTGTGTAATCTCTAAGTACATCGCTACCACTATTTTTAGCAGCCTCTTTTTGCAAATATTGATAAATCCACGCCAACGCTGTTGACTTGCTATCAGGGCCCAATCGATTATTATCGTCGTACCACACGTCTCGCAGGCCCTTATAAGTTTCAAAAATATATTCTGGATTAATAATTTTATGGATAGAAAAGCTGAATATTTTGTTCTCTGTATCGTAAGTAGCAGCGCCCACACGCCTACGATAACCTCTATTAATAGCCACATCGTCTTTATCTTTTAACTTATAGAGAGAAATTATTTTACCTTCAGGGAAAAGAGACCTCAGCTTTGGTTCCCCTAGAAGACCGTTTGTGTCAGTAATAAAAACAACTGCACCGCCCGGATCAATAGAAAAGCTTAACGGAGTATTGGAGGGACGCCACCCAGTTTCTACCAGTTCATCACAATATTTACCAATAGAATACAAATTCCACTTATCCACAATACTGTCTCCAAAGCCATATTTTTGTAACCCATATCTCCGGCTCGTCATCATATCATAAAACACCCATGCAGGATTGTCGCTCCACTGTTTATAGGGAGCCCATTGGCCGGTCCAATTGCCAGAATACTCCCTATTTTCACTATCATAATTAGCCGGTATCTTAATCTTAAGCAATTTCATATCATAAGTTCGCTTGGGAACTCTCGAAAAAGAACGAGCATCAATTAAATTAGCCATAAGGGCAGAATGGGGAAAAGTAAGAGGAGCCTCAATAATTTCCGTTATGGTGGATACCCCTCCCGCGCGCTGTACAGCTCCTATAGCTTTCGCTTGTGGCGTAGGCTCCTCACTCGCTACGCAAATGGAAATCCTACGATCCCTATCTGCTGTCGCTATTGGTAACGGAAAAGTATAAGCCCTCTCGTACGCAGAGGTGGATAACCCAGAAATAGGAAGCAGCGCATAAAAAGTATCACCCCCCTCACCAATCAATCTTTCACTATTTTCATATCCTATCCTAATAATGAAAAATATAGTATTATTCATAGGATCTTTCGATGCTGATGGTTCCATCTTCCTCAAATAAAGGCTATCGGTGACCAAGGAAACTTCAACATCGGAAACATTATCATTAGTGATGGCATGATGAAAAACAACTGGCTGCTCCCTAAAAACCCTCTTCATACGAGTCACCATACTTTCGTTGGTACCCGCCATATCTGTGTAAATGGAAACAGCGTTAGCGCCCGGCCCAACAGTTACCACTTGGTTCACAACATTCTTTTGTGGCCCATTGTCGGTATCTTCTGAGCCTCCATACGTATCTGAATAAATGCTGGTTGCATATAGGCTACTGTAGTGCACTTGAGTACCAGTAGTATCAAACTCCTTCTCGTCCTCCTGTTCATTCTTCGACTTGGAGCTGTTCCATGATGCCTCCCTCGTTCCCATTGCAGATCCGGGTTTCGTTAAAACAGCAAAGAAACCTTGTTTCCATGGACTTGAAAAAGGGTCGGTTGCTGTGGCTGTATACCAACTCGACTTATGATCCCCCTGCATAAATGCTTGAGTCTGGTCTTGGTTCAGGCCCGGCAGGCTTAACCCAATATTAAAAGTTTGTGAAGACCGTAAAAAAGAAAGAGACTTTTGCTTATGGTCTTGTAACAGCCCTTGCTGCAAAGTCCCATATTTAATTTCAGAATGAATCCGTTGATAATTAAGGGTACCGCCATATGTATTGATCACTGGGACATCGTTAAGATACACCCCTTTCAGCATATTTTCGTTCGATGGCGCCTCTCCCTCTATAATAGGTATTAAATTACCCCTTGCGTCGCACAGACCCGCTATCGGCCCTTCTGAAATTAAGTCAATAGTCTTATAAACTCCAACGGATTCAAGCTTTGAGGTGTTTCCTTTCTTGGTTGAAGGGTGAGAAACATCGTTTTGCTCAATAAAGGGACAAATCTGCCCTTGCGTTATGTTGTTTAGTTTTTTTAAAACAGCCCCATTAGAAGTAATCCCTTTGTTCTCGTCTACGGCCGTAATAACCCCCTCTAAAGAACGAGGAGCCTCATACTCGCGGGTCTCTACTAAAGGACCTCCACCTGTTGTGATGTTTTCATTAGCTATATCACCTGAGAGACCGTGTGTTTTTTCTGTTGTTACTGAGTCACCCTCTGTGACTATGCCCCCTATCCCGCTAGTTCCCTGATCGCTTTGCTGAGACGAAGGGGAGAGTGGTGGGGTGCCCCCCTGATCTCCCTGATCTGGTAGATTAGCATCATTTGCAGTAAGGCTATTACCATCTGCAGTAGGCCTAGTAAAGTGTAGATCGTCGTTTGCTGCCATTTTTATATATCTTTTTCTATCATACCTTCGGAATAGCCTTTATCAACAGGGTTCTAGCGGACCCTCCCCCCATTTCTCGAGAGGGAACCAACGGAGACTGTCGAACGACTGTCTCCCCAAACACACCCATCTTGTTCTCCTTCCATATTGCTCGATCTACACTGCTAGATGAAACCGAAATAACATTACCCCCCGCCTTAAGCCTGCCATATCCTACTGGCACTACATTACCTTGAGAAGCAACATTTTCAGGGGAACCAAAAAGGAAAGAGGTTGTGTTAGCGGCCTGCGGATCATCTGGCTTCATTAGCTTAGCCATAAGCATACTCAAACCAAAAGAAATAGCCATAGATATAATAGCTGATATCACAAACTCTAAAATCATAGCCACAAAGGCGGACTCAACACCTATAGCAGTAACTATAGCCGCCGCTATAGTTGTAGCTCCACCCGCCAACACAGGGATGATCTTAACAGATCTATTTTTTATATTTTGAAACAAAAAAGAGTCCGGGTCAACTTTTTCACCATCAACAAAAATAGCCCAATAGTTGCCAGTGCACCCATTCAAATAAGCTCTCAGCTTATGAGTGTTAGCCTCTATAGCATTAAACAGCTCAACAAAATTACGCACCTTGAGTTTCCACTTAGGTCCCACGACTTTAGCTAAATGCCCTTCTATGGATATATTTGTCATTTATGTTTTTGGAATAGCCTTTATCAACAGGGTTCTAGCGGACCCTCCTCCCATTTCTCGAGAGGGAACCAACGGAGACTGTCGAACGACTGTCTCCCCAAACACACCCATCTTGTTATCTTCCCATACTGCTCGATCTATACTGCTAGATGAAACTGAGATAACCTTGGATCCCGTCTTCATGCGGCCATAAGCCACGGGGACCACCTGCCCCTGAGCTGCTACATTTTCTGGACCCTTAAACAAAAAACTACTTGTTCCCCTTCCCTCGCCGGCGTCCGGACCGTCTTGGTTTAAATATGAAATAAGGGTATAAATGCCATAAACAACCAAAGCTGTCACAACCACAACAACCGTATACGCCAACACCATTGCAACTTCAGCAGCCATATATACCTCTAAAGCCACAAAAATCGCATCAATAATAGCAGGAATAAATACAGCCCCTCCTCCTATAACAGGAATGAAAGATAAACTTTTTTTAATTTTTTTAAAAAAACAACCCTGACTCTCAACAGGAACCCCGTCTACCACTAATACGTAACCAGCAGAAACCCTTAAGGCCTTATGAAATAAGTGCCCAGCGTTTGCCCGTAGAGCTTTTACGGCCTCTCCAACAGTTCCCACCTGAAGGCGCCAGCTTTTACCCAGCATTTGGCCAGCACGACCCTCTATGGAAACAGATATCATACCTACATTATACACTTTTAAATAAAAAAATAAATCGTTTCTTGACTATTAGGGCTATATAGCCCAAATCTTTTCTCTGGACAAGAAAAAATTAAAAAAGGTATCAAAGCATTGTCTGAAAGCTCTATATCAGCAGCACTTGGCGTGCAACAGCTTTCAGGATGTGAATGAAAACAAAAATCAATTTTTTTTTCTTTAGAGATGTCTAAATATTTAACCGGATCAATATAAAAAGTTTGAAAAGGCTCAGGGGAAGAGTTTTTGACAAAAAACAAAGAGTTTTTAGAAATTATCCCACATATTTCTTTTTTGTAAAAAGAAGAAATGCGGTGAATATAACTTAAAAAATCACGCTTAATTGGTATATCGGTAAGCTTCAATAGATGGAAATCCCCCAAAAGGGAGGTGGTGGTATTCGCCAAAACGCATTTTGCACCCATTTAAGGTTTTGCTGCACTGATCCTCTACCCAGTATTCTTTCCTAAAGCGCGGATCCTTAAACGATGTATGATCCTTAATACAAACAAAAAGCGCCACGGGCTCATCATTAAAAGAACTGATAGATACGACGTCCCCCTTAACATAACCTACTTTTGCGGTGACATCTGCTGCTATCGAATTACCCGCTGTTAGGTCCAATGCCCCCTTTATTATAGTTCTCAGCGTGCCAGAAGTTCCCTTTGCGATGGGAGACCCGGTGGTAACAGTGCCCAATACTGACTGTGCTCCAACACCCGCGTCTGCAGTCAATTTAACTGTTTGACTGGCACCAAAAGTAATGACCTCTCCTGTTTTGAAAGATACGGGGGTTCGCTTTAGGGAAACAGCTTTGTTTATCCTCCCCGTCTCTAGGGTTGCTACATCACCTGTCAAAATGCCAGTAAGAGTAGTAGCACCGATAGAAGCTGCGGAAGTCAATACAAAGGTAGAACCACCACTAAAAGTTATAATTGCCCCTATCCTTATATCTACAGAAATGCTCGATACCGTCATTGAAAGAGCACCACTGGTAGCTGCACCATTTGCAGTAACAGTATCAGCGTCAGTCACCACTTCGGTCAACTCCACTGTGACAGTTTTTAAAGTAAGGGCTGATACCTTTAATGTTCCTATTTCAGATCCCCCACTATTAAAAAGTGTAACGGTACGCTTGGGGCTAATATCTTCTGGAACATCAACAACCGACAACTCAAGAGCGTTAGAAGAGCTTGAAACGGTTGTAGAAGAAACTGCTGCATTTAAAGCAATATCAGAAATAGTAGGATTATATTCATAAACCCAACGCATTCCAGTTAATCCAAAGTCATTGTTAGGATCATCGAACCTTTTATCTCTTGCGTCTGCTACCGGCACCCCCTGCACACGGTAATCTACAATAGCAAAACCAGAAGAGTCCGCAATGCCACCCTCTGCGGCCGTTTCTACACTTCCCCCTACCAAATCACCAAAAATTTGCTGATCATTCTCACTAGCATCAGCATCTAGTGTAAATAGGCGCCCCCTCCCAAAACTAATGGTTTGACCGAACTTGATAGCACGCGGTAACGCTTCTACCGCAATACCATCAGGCGCAGAATAATTGCCTATAGGATAATTCAGGGAAGCTATCTCGTCGTCCGGCAGTGCCGTAACGGTAACAGTACCGTATATTACAGTGGCACCTGCTACCGCATCAGCACTCACGGTCAAAACCCCCTTATTAACAAATACTAATTCATACCCAACTTTTAACGCGAGAGGGATCGCATCTACCGTTATCCCGCTGCCCACGCTGGTGTGATCTCCTATAGCAAACCCTCCAATACTATAGGTTTGCGCCGGAGATACAGGGTTAGGTTCGCTGACCGCCATAGTGGTAGCATTAGTAAACGCGGTTATATACCCCGAACTACCACCACCGCCAGTAAAAGTAAATGTTCGACCAATCAATGTTGCATCCCACACTGTCCCTGATCCCGCCACGCTGAGACCAGTCTGGGTAGCGGTTCCGGTGCTATAGGCTGGGCGGTTAACCTTAAATTTCGCAGTACCACTCCCAGCATTAGATACTATAATCTTGTTTACCGCTTCTCTCCTAGGAAAAAAGTCAACAGACTGCATCTTTGCACCCCCCTCTTTGCTTTCTAAATTGGTAGTAGGTCCACTATAGTCGTCTCTAGAGCCATAGCGACACCCAATACCCCTATATTTCCATGGGCAATAATTAGCAACCATAATACGGGACGGAAGTTTATAATTTTCCACTTCCAGCGGGGAAACTAATTCAAATTCCACAAAATATTTATTTTCAGATATCTTTCGATTAAAAATATATAGATCGTCATCAAAACGAGAATTAGGATCAGAATTACCAAAAGGATTCACACTCTCAGGAAAATTAACAGCATCTATAAATTTTAAAAAAATTCTTATTCTTTTAAAAACATTCCCTATCATATCGCCCTCTTGTTTGATTAGCTCTGTAATAAGACCGTCCGGATTAGAAACGATTAATTTAGGCCTCGGTAACGTGCCGTCCCCCTTCGACTCAAATCCGGTTGCCTCAATGGGAAGACAATAGTACTTAACTCCCCCTAAAATAATGTCTTTGTCAATAATTTTTCCTGCATGAAATTTTCTGACTCCTAGTGTTCCCCCTACTTCAACCTCAAACAACTCTATGAGCGTGTCAGGTAAAAGATCCATTATTGATTGGTTGTGTGCTTCGGTTGCCATGATTTTTATGAAGTCAAAAATATTTGACCAGCTAAACCCGTCAAATCCGACGGTTTGTTTTGATAAGTAATGGTAGTCGGAGTTGCATCGGTAGCAGCTTTTGTTCTCATGTATTTATTAAACAAAGCACCCAATACCTTTCGGTTTTCTAGGCCGCTCAACTTTCTGTTAAAAATAACTATTGCGCCGATTCCTCCACGAAACCCAAAATCGACAGTAGTGCTTTCTTTGTCTCGGTTCCCTCCAATTAAAACAGCCCCGGAGGAATTAAAAGTAAAATAATCCCCCGCAAATGTACTTGTGGATATTGAATTGCCATCATTGCGAGCAGTTAAAAGGAGATTTCCCCCTAAAGACTCGCCGGTCAAATTATATACCCACGCTCGCTGCGGGATCAGTCCTACGGTGTTGCTTGGAAAACCTCGATCTGCAAACCCGCAGTAATGTTCGCCTTGCCCAATACCGGTGTTATCCACTATTTGCCCGTTGTGAAGACCGTAACATGCATTAGCAGTGAGTGTAGGTAATGAAAAATCCACCCAACCAGTTTGGTAACTAGCATCTTTGTCGTGATCACCCACTGCGTTTGCATTTGCAGTAAAATTGCCATTATCATTGAACCATTTGTTTGGATACATGACATAAAATATATCAAAACCCTCCATTAGTGAGGACAGTCGGTAGTACCCGCGAGTACCATTAGTTAAAGCTTCTCCTGACAAATTACCCGTCAATTGGGTAATCTGTTCTTTGGTTGCCTCATCGTAAGTAACCCCAGAAGTTAATTCGAATTCAGAGCCTCCTCTAAACTTAACAACCGTTCCAGCCGAAATAGAAAAGTCTACAGGCTGAATATCAATTGTTATAGCATCCCCTGCTGCATAAGGAATTCCTGTGTTGTTAATTTGAATATCTCCTTCTGCCATTGAATTTGCGGTGGCCCCATTAAGGTGCATGTACTGGATTTTGGTAGGTTCTGAAGGAGTAAAATATATATATTTTTGATTATTGAAATAATCACTTCTAATAGTTACATCTTGGGATCGGATGCCTAACCCAATGCCTACCGTCTTATCAAATACATTAGTAGTTCGCAGTGTTGGTTTGTTGTCTGTTGTGTCTTGCACCAAATAAATGTTAGGATCATTTATGGATACCCACTTCTCAACGCTCTCGCCATTGGCAGCTTCGGTCGTTCCTGTTTTGTAGCTTTTATTTCCTGCCTCAAAATATCCCACCAATCCAGAGATATCCGTAATAGGCGTAATTGATGGGGTTAAAGCTAAAAGTTTCCCGCGATAATTACTCATTGTGTAATTTGTATTCGTACTGATGGTTCTAATAGCTTTTCCTGCGGCCCCACCTTCGCGACCTTTTGTATCATCTTCCAATATAAAAGGCATCTCTAACAATTCTTGAGTAAAAGACTGCCCCGTGAGGCCCCCCTGTCCATAATTTCCCCCGTCCCCCCCAAAAGAATTTTTTACATCCACCCCTCCGTCTTTCGTTAAGATAATATTTCCTTTTCCTATATGGTTATAACCCCCTTTACTACTCTCCTTTGTCGCATTGTCGATGGACTGTAAACCAATCTGTCGTCCTCCTGCCGACTCTTTAAAACCTGCTCCTCCTCCTCCAGCGCCCCCTTTATGAACTCCCATATAGTCGCTCAAGTTAAAGTCTCTATACCCGGTCTCAAAGCCGTCCCAAGCGCCATAGGAAGTTGGCGAACCACCATAATTGTAAACCCTAATTTGTCCCGTATTTGCGTGAATTTGAGTGTAGGTGCCTGCCGACCATTCGCTGCCTAATTGACGTGTGCCCATATATCCCCCAGTCCAACCCCCCTTTCCGCTCTTATTCCCGGTTTTTTTTGAATTGGCCATTGAAAACATCTTCTCCACCTTAAAGCGGTCTCCGCCTCCCCCTCCACCTCCGCCTGCAAAAATTTTAGCATTATAGTCCTTACGGATAGAAAATTTATCAATAGATGGATGAGAGATATAGATAGCATCCCCTCCTACGGTGCCCACCGTAGAGTTGCTAAACTTCTCTACTTCCACCTCTAGAGTGTATTTCCGGTACTTGGGGTTATATTTGGTCCCTTCAGCGGTCCCTGACAACTTAAATTTGTTTTCCGCTGTTTGTGCAACCTTGGTATATCCGCCATCTCCTCCCACGCCCCCTTGCCCCACTACTGCTGAACTGTCCTGCATAATAAGAACGGTGGGGGTTTCGGCAATTGGTTTTTGCAAATTAGGATCTGCACCA